GGTTCAGGAACTTTAGCTACACCATTTAGTGACACGTAAGAAATAAATAGTGGCTCCTTCGGGAGCCACAAACTTAGGAGAAAAAAATGGGCTTTAAAGCAGATATACAAGCTACAAGATCCGATGCAGCAGCTGGAGCAACAGCTATTGTCGCTCCTGCGGTTAGATTAAGAGCAATTTCAGTTGCCTCTAACGGTGGCGGTGCAGGATTTTTGGAACTTACTACTAGTAGTAATTCTGGTACTACTTTATTAGCAATTGATGTTTCAACTGGTGACGTTATTAATTTAAATTTACCTGAAGATGGAATTTTATTTCCACAAGGTATTTATTGTAAAACAAAAACTAACGTAACAGCTTATACATTATTTACTGATAAATATAATGCACCTGGATTAACTACTACTAACGGATAGTAATGAAATACGGATGTCAAAAAAAGGGAACAGGTAAGGCTGTCTTAAAAGCAGCTACTGGCGTGATGGCCTTAGCTTCCCCTATGCTCCAAAATTCCCCTTTAGCAATTCAAGCTAAACTAATGCAACAGTCCGTTCCTGTTACCAAACAAAGAGTTAATCCAAACATTCAAGTAACAGAAACAAGAGAAGATAAAATTAAAAAAAAATCTGCTAAAATGAAAAAAGGAGGAATGCCTCCAAGAAAAAGTAAATATTTTAGAAAAACAGAATCTGGTGCTGGAATGACACAAGAAGGCGTGATGGCATACAGAAGAAAAAATCCTGGAAGTAAATTAAAAACAGCTGTTACAGAAAGCAATCCTGGCCCTAAACGTGCTGCAAGAAGAAAATCTTTTTGTGCAAGATCAGCAGGTCAAATGAAAATGTTTCCTAATGCAGCCAAAGATCCTAACTCAAGACTAAGACAAGCTAGAAGGAGATGGAAATGTTAAATTATATTAAACATTATTACGAAAAAGTAAAAGGTAAATTAATTAGTATTCCTAATCAATATCAAGGTATTATTTTATTATTAATTTTATTAACTCTGTTTTTTAAGGGTTAGTTCCATGCTACAATCCTTGAAGGATTTAATAGTAAACCTATTTTGGAATATTGCATCTATGGTTATGTTTATAATTTTAGGATGTATATTTTTTATTTGTTTACTATTTATTTTCTTAAAACATTTTTGTTTTAAACTTAAAGCATGGATAAATTAAATGAAATACTTTGAATACATTACTATTGTTATTTTAATAGCTTTAATTTTATTAGTTAATTTATCAGGATGCACTAAACAAGAAACTTATCCTAATAAAATGAACACTATTGCAGAAAAACTATCTCAATTGAAGATATGAGACGTTGTATTTATTGGTTCTGTATGGGTTTCTGTGCCTTGTTAAAAGATTGTAAATGTAATAAAATACCAGCCAATGAAACTATCAGCAAACTTCCAGTTAAGTGAGTTAGTTAAATCTCAAGTAGCAGAACGTAAAGGAATACCAAATAATCCTTCTCCTACACAAATTGATAATCTTAAAGCATTATGTGTAAATGTACTTCAACCTATTAGGTCTCACTTTGATGCTCCTGTAATTATATCTTCAGGATATAGATCTGGTGAACTTTGTATTGCTATTGGATCCAAGCCTACCTCACAGCATGCTGAAGGCAAAGCCGCAGATATAGAAGTAGTAGGTGTTGATAATAAAGAATTAGCACAATGGATTAAAGATAATTTAGAATACGATCAATTAATTTTAGAATTTTACAAAGACGGTGAACCAGATAGTGGTTGGGTTCATGTTTCGTGGAACTCGGGAGAAAATAGAAATTCTTCTTTAAGGGCATTTAAAGAAGAGGATAAAACTAAATATAAACCATGGTAATATCTAGAGGTCAAATATCTAAACAATTAGAACCAGGCTTGGGTAATAAAGATTTAAAAAGATTTAAACAAGTTATCAAAAAGACCCATGGAACGCCATATAAAGAAAAAACCAAATCCAATCGCAAAAGAAGTAAGGTCTAGAAGATTTAAGTCTCAAGTGGTACAATCTAAGAAGTTGTACAACCGCAAGGAAGAGAAAATAAACACTCTCAAAGCGGCCGCTATTAAATTGGAGGAATAAATGTTTAAAAAAATAAAAAACAAACTATGTGAATTAGTGTGTAAAGTATTTGGTATTACTAGATGCATATGTGATCACGATTGTAATTGTAAAAAGGTAAAATAATGGCTACTTCAGGCACTACTACTTTTGATCTAAGTATAGATGAAATTATTGATGAAGCATTTAACAGAAATGGAATAAGACCCAATTCTGGTAATGATATGAAACGTGCCAGAAGAAATTTAAATATTTTATTCTCTGAATGGGGCAACAGAGGAATTCATATGTGGAAAGTTGCTTTAAATGAAGTTGCCTTAGTAGCTGGTCAAGCTAATTATAGTGTAGCTAGTAATGTAAGCGATGTGTTGGAAGCATATATATCAACTACTGGAAGTAGTGGTAATAATTCCACTACTCAAGATGTGTCTATTTCCAAAATAGATAGGTCGGCATATGCCGCACTTCCTAATAAATTAAATACAGGACAACCTTCTATGTACTATGTAGATCGTTTAACCACTCCTGTTATTTATTTATACCAAGCACCAGATACTATTACTTATACGTATTTAAAATATTACTCTATTAATAGAATTCAAGACGTAGGTGCTTATACTAATACTACCGATACAGTATTTAGATTTATCCCAGCAATGATTTCTGGATTAGCTTATTATTTATCGTTTCAATACGATCCAAACAAAATTCCTTTATTAAAACAAATTTATGAAGATGAATTATTAAGAGCATTAGATCAAGATGGTGGAAGAACTTCGTTATATATTTCGCCTCAAAGTTATTTTGGAGATGGTGTGTAATGGCTGGATTTGCTACAGGAAAGTTTTCTAAATCAATTTCAGATAGATCTGGAATGGAGTTCCCTTATGATGAAATGGTCAAAGAATGGAATGGTTCTTTAGTACATATTTCTGAATACGAACCTAAACAACCACAAATCAGAAGAAAAACAGTTACGGCAGATAGAATTGCTTTACAAAATTCAAGGTCTCAAGATTTTACTTTTCAATCTGGTGGTTCTATGTGGACTACTATTGATTTAACTTTACCAGGAGAATTTGCATATATGTCCTCTGGGATGGTACCAGATGATGGCTCTGCACAAAATAGACAAAGACAATTACAACCAGTTACAGGGAGTGTTACAATCGTAATATCATAATATGGCTATTACTTATTCCAATTTTTTAACTCAAATAAGAAACTACACTGAGGTAGATTCTAATGTATTATCCAATACTTTAATTGATCAATTTATATCTAATATTGAATTAGATATAGCTGGAAAAGTAGACTATGATGATTTACGAAAATACTCTACTTCTAGTTTTATTACTAATCAAAGATATTTATCCATGCCTTCTGATTGTGTGGTTTTAAGATCAGTTCAAACTATTATATCGGGAACAAGACAATTTTTAGAAAAAAGAGACACTAGCTTTATATCTGAATATAATCCAAGCGGTACTACAGGTACTCCTATTTATTATGCTAATTGGGATGATTACACTATTGTTGTTGCTCCTACTCCAGATGCTACCGCTGCGGCAGGACAAGTTCAAATTAATTATATTATTGATCCACCACATTTCACTTCCACCAACAGCACTTATTTAGCAGAACATCAGCAAGGAATGCTATTACATGGTGTTTTAACAGAATGCTTTGCTTACTTAAAAGGCCCTGCGGATATGTACAAACTGTATTCTGACAAGTATAATGAAGAGATACAAGCTTTTGCTCTACAACAAATGGGTAGAAGACGTAGAGGAGAATACGATGATGGAGTACCTAGAGTTAAAGTTGCTTCACCATCACCATAAACAAAATTAATAAGGAGAAATAATTATGGCAATTACAACAAACGCAATTACTAATACATTTAAAGAAGATCTATTAAATGGTTTGCATGACTTCGCTCCATCAACAGGCGATGTTTTTAAATTAGCATTATACGATAACACAGCATCTATTGGTGCGGACACTACTTCATACGCAGTTGGCATCACAGGACAAGTTGGAAATACTGGACAGTATGTTGCAGGTGGCGGAGCATTAGTTAATGCTTTAGTATCAGTAAAC